TGCTCGTGAAGGTGCAGTGTTGTGTATTGACGAGATCGATTACGGCGCTCAGAACCTAAGTTGTCTTCAACGAGTGTTAGAAGGTAAACCATTTTTGCTGAAGAAAAAAGGCGAATTGGTTACACCCACTCCGGGTTTCACTATCTTTGCTACCGCTAACACCAAAGGCAAAGGTTCTGAGGATGGCCGTTATATATTTACCAATGTGCTTAACGAAGCATTTTTGGAAAGATTTAGAAATACCTATGAACAAGATTGGCCACCTGCTAATGTTGAAAAGAAAATTATCAACGGTGAGTTGGAAAAAGCAGGCGTGAATGATGCTGATTTTGCTGACAAACTTGTAACATGGGCTGATGCGATTAGAAAAACTTTTGAAGTTGATGGTTGTGATGAAGTAGTTTCAACCAGAAGACTGGTTCATATCGTTGAAACCTATGGTATCTTTGGTGATAAAATGAAAGCGATTGCTTATTGCTTAAATAGATTCGATGATGAAACTAAAATATCATTCATTGACCTTTACACCAAAGTTGATAGTGGTGCTAATTTAGAGGACATTATGAATGCTTCAAGTGAACCAAAAGAAGAAGATTTGGAAGAACTTGAAGATGATGAAAACCAAAATGACGATCAGGCAAACTTTTAATTGTTTGCCTCATTTTGTTTGATAATTAAGTATAATATAACAATCTGGTGAAGGTCGCACACCAGAATTGTTTTTGTTTTGCGACCATTATATTATGGAGAAATATTCAATGACTAAAGTATCAAGTGCAGCTAAGTATAAAATTCTAGGTTATCTTTCAAAGACATCTGGTTACAATACTCTAACAGTTGCTAAAGCTCAGTCAATGTTTGGTATTAAAAATGTTGCAGCTCGAATCGATGAACTTCGCAAAGAAGGTCATGCTATTTACACAAATTCTAAAAATGTAAATGGTGAAAAGGTTACATTCTATCGTTTGGGCACACCATCACGCAAAGTCGTTGCTGCTGGTGTTGAATACCTTCGCCAACAAGGTGAAAAAGCATTTGCCTAATTTAAATGCTTAATCCAAAAGGGAGTGATATATATAATTATACCACTCCTTTTTTTTAATATTATGGATATATTATGGAAATCAAAATCAATATTGACGAACTGAAAAAACATAAATTGTTTATTGCTACGCCAATGTATGGCGGCCAATGTTATGGTCTTTATGCAAAAGCAGCCTTAGACACACAAACAACACTTTCAAAATATGGAATAGAATGTAAATTTTCTTTTCTATTTAACGAATCATTAATTACTCGTGCTAGAAATTATCTAGTTGATGAATTTTTAAGGTCGGGTTATACTCATATGATGTTTATCGATTCTGATATTCATTTTAATCCACAAGATATTATTGCTTTATTAGCATTAGATAAAGATGTAATTGGTGGACCTTATCCTAAAAAATCTATCAATTGGAAAAATATTGCAGAGGCAGCTAGAAAACATCCAGATATGCCCGTTACAGATTTACCATCATTAGTTGGTGAATATGTTTTCAATGTGGTAAAAGGAACTAAATCATTCCAAGTTACCGAACCAATCGAAGTATTAGAAATTGGAACAGGCCATATGATGATTAAACGCCAAGTATTTGAAAAAATGGCAGAAGCTTATCCAAACATTCAATACAAACCCGACCATGTTGGTCAGGCGAACTTTGATGGGTCAAGATACATTCATGCTTACTTTGATACTATTATTGACACCAAAGATAGTCCTACAGGCGGAGGTTCAGACCGATATCTATCAGAAGATTATATGTTCTGCCAAATGTGGCGTAAGATAGGTGGTCAAATCTATATGTGTCCTTGGATGAAGAATCAACATATTGGAACTTATGCGTTTGCTGGTGATATGCCTGCTGTAGCAAAATATACAGGAAAATTATAATGTTAGTTGGTCTTGTTGGATTTATCGGATCTGGCAAAGGAACTGTTGGTGATATTCTTGTTGAAAAAGGTTATCAAAAAGATAGTTTCGCTAGACCATTAAAAGATGCCTGCTCAGTCATATTTGGCTGGGATAGAAAATTACTTGAAGGTGAAACAAAAGAATCCAGAGAATGGCGAGAACAACCTGATGAATTTTGGTCAGATGCTTTTGGTCATCCTTTTACTCCTAGAACCGCTTTACAAATATTAGGCACCGAAGGTTGCCGTAATAATATTCATAAAGATATATGGGTTCATTCATTATTGAAACGAGCATCAACCAAAAATACAGTCGTATCAGATGTTCGCTTTCGAAATGAAATTAAAATGATTCATGACCATGGTGGTAAAATTGTCCGAGTTAAACGAGGACCTGAACCAGAATGGTTTGATGATGCAATTAGATACAATCGAGGTCCTAGAAAAAACTTTGGTTGGGCTAATGCAAAATATAAATTGCAAGATTTAAATATTCATTCTTCTGAAATTGATTGGGTTGGATGTCCTATTGACTACACAATAGAAAATAATGGGACATTAGAAGACTTAGGCAATAAAGTAGATGACCTATTGCAATTTATTAAAAACAGTGTATAATTTATATTATTATTATAAAGGTGAAACTATATTATGAAACTCTCGAATGAAACTATTTCTATATTAAAAAACTTTGGTGCTATTAATCAAGGTATTTTTTTCAAAAAAGGAAAAACACTCAAAACAGTTTCTTCTCATAAAAATATTTTAGTGCAAGCTAATATTAATGAAGAAGTTCCTGCTGACTTTGGTGTTTATGACTTAAACAATTTCTTATCAGTTATCTCATTAAGTTCAGATCCAACTTTTGAGTTTGAAGATAAGAATGTGGTTATTGTTGGTAACAAAGGTCGTTCAAAAACAAAGTATCGTTTTTGTGAACCATCAATGATTGTAACACCTCCTGAAAAAGAATTATCTATGCCTGATCCTGAAATCACAATTGACTTTTCAACTGAAGACTTTGGTGATATCATGCGAACAGCTGCTGTTCTTTCTTCTCCACAAATCGCTGTTGAATCTAATGGTTCTAAAGTTAGTTTAATTACATTAGATACAGCAAATGATTCTGCTCACACAAACACACTCGAAATTGGTTCTGGTGATGGAAAAGTTTACAGAATGATTTTTAAAACAGAAAATCTATCTAAAATTTTACCAGGTTCCTATACAGTGAACATTTCATCAAAAGGAATTGCTCACTTTAAAAACAAAGATGTTGATTTACAATATTGGATCACCACTGAACAAGGTTCTAAATTTGGTGCTTAGTTTTTATAATTATATTATGAGGTGTGTGAATGGAACATTTATTATGGACGGAGAAGTATCGTCCTAAAAAGATTAGTGACTGTATATTACCTGAACGGTTAAAAAAACCATTTCAGGAATATGTCAATCAATCTAATATACCAAATCTTTTATTATCTGGTGGCGCAGGTGTTGGTAAAACAACGGTTGCAAAAGCCATGTGTGAAGAAATTGGTTGTGACTATCTAGTTATTAATGGTTCAGATGAAAGTGGTATTGATACCTTTCGAACCAAAATTAAAAATTATGCTTCATCAATGTCACTCGCTGGTGGCAGAAAAGTCATTATCATTGATGAAGCAGATTATCTAAATCCAAACTCAACTCAACCCGCTCTTCGTAATGCGATTGAAGAATTTGCTGGTAATTGTTCTTTTATTTTTACTTGTAATTATAAGAATCGTATTATTGAACCGTTACACAGTCGTTGTGCCGTTGTAGAATTTTCATTGAAGTCAAATGAAAAGGCTGATATGGCAAAACAATTCATGTCTCGTGTTGTTGGTATCCTTGACAATGAAAAAGTAGAAGCGGACAAATCTGTTATTGCTGAGTTGATTAAAAAACATTTTCCAGATTTTCGTAGAGTTATCAATGAACTTCAAAGATATTCTCAGTTTGGAAAAATTGATACAGGTATCTTGGCACAAATTGGTAATATTCAGATTGATGAGATTACCAAATATCTAAAAGAAAAAAACTTTAATTCAATTCGTAAATGGGTTGGAACAAGTGATGTCGATGCCAATACTGTGTTTAGACAAATCTATGATGCCTTATATGATATGTTAAAACCAAATTCAATACCAAATGCCGTATTGATTATTGCTGACTATCAGTATAAAAATGCTTTTGTAGCTGATACTGAAATTAACTTGGTTGCTTGTTTGACTGAATTAATGGCAAACTGTGAGTTCAAATAAAAAGAAAAAACCTGATATGGTGGTGGATCATCCAGAAAGTATGATGTTCCCAACAAACATCGGTGCTCCAAACTTTTCACCGGTGCCTATCAAAAAAGAAAAGGATCATATGATTAACATGGCAAGAATGAATGCCAAACAAGAATATGATCGAATTATGGAACTCGTATCTGTCCTTAAAAAACAAGCAGATAATATTAAAAAAAGGTTAGAGATGACGGACTTAATTTATCAAGCAAAATATAATTTTAAAATAGTTCACGGTAAAACATATTGGTTAGTTGAAAACACCGATAAAAATATTACTGAACTTGTGATGTTAGGACCAAACGAATGGTCTGGAAAACATCCACCACATTATAAATATCTTGCGCCAGTTCGTTCACTTGGTGACCACACATGGGAAATAGTAGACGATGAGTAGCCCTTTTGATTATGTAAACCAAATTTTATATGGCAACAAGCAATTGATTGTCGATGAAATAACTGAACAAGGTTATAAACCTTTTTTAATAAACCGTTCTTTATCCTACCAAAAAGATTGTATCTTTTATGCAAATGAAATGAATCGTTTTCACCACTTGGAAAACAAGTTGCAGAATGATTTTTTACTAAATACAATAAGAAAAAGCAAACGACCATTTGCTAAGTGGGTAAAGGCTGAGAAAAGTGATGACATAGAATGTATTAAGATGGTCTATGGCATTTCTAATTCTAAAGCCAAAGAAGTCCTTCAAATACTCACAAAAGAACAATTAAAAGAAGTAAAAGAAACAGCCGATATTGGCGGAGTAGGAAAAAAATAAAATGGTAGATTTAAATAACTTCATAGAAGTCACTTTAAACGAACAAGATGACTTTCTAAAAGTTCGTGAAACATTAACACGAATCGGCGTTTCTTCACGCAAAGAAAAAGTATTGTATCAGTCTTGCCACATACTACACAAACAAGGCAAGTATTACATTACACATTTTAAAGAACTGTTTGCTCTCGATGGCAAACCTTCAAACTTATCCGAAAATGATATTCAAAGAAGAAACGCAATTGCTAAATTGCTAGAAGAATGGGGTCTAATTAAAATATTAAATCCAAAATTACTTGAAGACAATGTAGCACCTTTACATCAAATCAAAATCATTTCTTTCAAAGAAAAAGACGATTGGGAATTGATAGCAAAATATAATATTGGAAAAAAACCAGGCGAAGAACATTAATTGCCTCATTTTTAAACCAAAAATGATATAAATATAAGCGAGATGCCTAACTAGGGTCTCGCTTTTTTTTAACTCGCTTAATAAGGAGAATATAACATGACATTTAATAGTCACTTTTCATTTGCACCTTTGCATCACTCAACACTTGGTTTTGAAACACTTTTTGATGAAGTTGAGAAAATGTTATCTACAACAGAATTAAAATCTAACAACTCTTTTCCACCACACAACATAGTTAAAGTTGATGAATATCATTATATCGTTGAATTAGCTGTTGCTGGTTATTCAAAAGATGAAATAGATATTACTGTTGATGATGGACATTTAATTATCAAAGGTAATAAAGAAGACAAAGACAAAGATGTTAAATACCTACACAAAGGTATTGGTCTTCGTTCTTTCACAAAAACATTAAAAATTGCTGACACCGTTGAAGTTCGTGGTGCCGAATACAAAGATGGTATCTTAAAAATTGGATTAGAAAATGTAATTCCAGAAAATAAGAAACCTCGTAAGATTGAAATCGGTAAAGAACTTAAACTACACAAGCAAGAGCTTTTGAAAGAAAGTAAATGAGGGGTGGGAGTTTAGAACTCCCATCTTTTCTAAATAATTGGAGTATATTATGCCAGATAAAAACTTTAGAATATCTAAAGAAGCAAAAGCATTAATCTCAGGCTTAGGTAAAAGAGATAATGTTTTCAAAAAATTGATAGTAGAAGCAGAAGAAAAATATCAGCAAAACAAAAATAGAAAAACAAGAAGGACGGAATAGATGCAACTATCGAAAAATTTTACAATGGCTGAATTTATTAAATCAGATACAGCCACTAAATTAGGAATTGACAATACTCCAGAAGGCGAACATTTAGAAAATGCAAAAGCATTATTTGAAAATGTTGTTCAAAAAGTAAGAGATCATTTTGGACCAACAGTTTTGAACTCAGGTTATAGGTCACCAAAGTTAAATGAAGCTGTTAGAGGTTCATCAACATCTCAACATTGTCACGGACAAGCCGCAGACATTGAAGTGCCAGGTGTAGCAAACGCTGATGTTGCTCAATGGATTGTGGACAACTGTGAATTTGATCAAGTCATTTTAGAGTTCTATACACCAGGTATTCCAGATTCAGGTTGGGTTCATGTTTCATATAAAAATCCTGAAGAAAATCGTAAGAGTGTATTAACTGCCATGAAAGAAAATGGCAAAACAGTTTATAAACAAGGTTTAATTGCGTAAAGATGGATATACTGGTAGCAATTGCTCTTTCGGGTATATTGCTGTCGGTGATTTTTTGTTGGCTACTTATTATTGTGGCCATAGTTAAAAAAATATTAGAGAAATACCATTAGTGATTAATCATGATTTTCTCTATTGCTTTTAGCTGTAGTTTAGGATAAAATACCATTATCAAATAAGAAATTGTTTGATGTGATCTCAAGGTGAACTTTTGTTGAAAAACATCTTCACTGAACTGATTAGAAAAAATCTAATCATAAGGAGAAACATTATGTGGACTAAACCAGCT